GAATGGCTGACAAGGGTATCCCCCTGTGATGATGTCAACCAATCCTCTAAATCTATCTGCGTCATTCGCCAATTCCCTCACATCATCAATAATTTCTGTATCCGGCCAATGCTTTCGCAAAACCTTCTGCGCGTGCTTGTCATACTCGCAAAATGCGACTGTTTCATAACCACCCACCAGCTTTTCGCCAGCATAACTAAACCCACCAATGCCGCTAAACAAGTCAAGCATTCTAAGCATTAGCAAGTGTCTCCCTAATAATCATCATTGCAGTATCAAGGTCGGTTTCAACGGCATATCGCCAATCATATTGCTCTGCTACGTCTTGATTTGCCGAATAGCCAGCCAGCCCGACAATAGCTGCCACTGGCAACCGCACGCGGGTTTTCATCCTGTCAAGCCGGTAAAACAGCACCGGCAGTTTCTCAGCAACCGCAGCGGCGGTGCATACTTGTGACCACCAGTCGCCAGAAACGCCAGCTTTGTATCTTTTGCACTCAATCACAAAAGGAAAATCGCAATCAGTCGTTACCAAATCGCCAAGATGCGCTTGCCGCGTCTGATCTAATTCGCGCACAAAATTGATGCCAAGATGCTCATAAAGTTCCTTGGCTATCTCGTATTCGTAACCGCGACCCTTGTTCCTTGATTTTGATCCAGACATAGCTGCCCCCGTTTCAGTTGCCCCTATCCTTGCCGATGAACCGGCATTATGTAAAGTAAAAAAATAAGTGTTGCGTTTTGCGATCAATCTGGTCTAACGTGTTTGGTATGGAAAAACGGGAAATCAGTGAATTGTGGACAACCGCAGGTTTCAGCCATTTATCGGCCAGCCAGCTTTTACGCTCACCGGCAAAATGGATATTTGACTATCTGCATTTGACCAAGGAAGAACGCAGCAAGGTCGGCGTCGGTGAACGCGCAGCTATTGGCACATCTGTGCATAACGCGGTGCAGTCAATCGTCTGCCACGGCGCAGATATTGATGAAGCTATCGAAGCTGCACAGATCGCTTTTGACTTTCACCCAGCGGATGAAGATGACGTTTTGCGTGTGAAATTTCGTGAATGTATCCCGCAGATGGTGCATCAAGGCGTGAATATTTGTGTGGAAAACGGCTTTACCGGCGCAATCGATGAAGAACGAATTGAATGCTGGCTAGATGACGTGAACGTGCCGATATTGGGTTTTGTCGATTTGCTTGTTGAAGGCTCTATGTTTGCCGAAATGAAAACCAAAGCACCCCGCAAAACAAAGCTGTTGAAAGACGGATCGCAAGGCTGGGCAAAGGCGACACTGCCTAATAAGCCGGAGTTCGCGCACATCTGCCAAGCGGCTATTTACTGGCACGCGCTGCGCGTTACGCCATCAATCATTTATATTGCAGAACACGACGCAGTAATATTCAACGCATATAATTGTGAAGAATTGCAAGCCGATGGCATCAATCACGCGCTAAACGAAATGCGGCAAAAAGCGTTGATCCGGCAAAATCTATTGAAGGTCAGCACCGATCCGAAAGTGCTGGCATCAATTACCGATCCCGATTGGGGTCATATGTATCAGTGGAATATGAAACAAGAGTGGCTGGAAAGGGCTAAAGAGTTATGGAAAATATAAAACTGCACGCGGCGTTAGCCGACGTTAGACGCGCCGCAAGTGTCGGCAAGTCTGGCAAGAACCCGATGTTCAAAAGCGAATATTCGACACTGGGCGACGTTCTAACTGCGCTGGATGTTTTGCCGGAATACGGGTTGTCATTTGCGCAATATTTCCAAGATGGTGCGCTGGTGACGACAGTGGTGCATCTGGAAACCGGCGAAAAGATTAGCAGCTTTTTGCAGATTGCGCCGGAGAAAGACACCCCGCAGTCATTCATTAGCTGCGTGACATATTATCGGCGTGCAAGTTTGTTGACGATGTTCGGATTGAATGCGGCCGACGATGATGGTAACTTAGCTAGTCAGCGTGGCGCGGTTCCCTCCCGTCCGCAGCCTGCTAACAAGGGGGCAGTCGTCGCATCCACTCCGGCGGCTGTCCCCGCCTCCAACAACGTCCTAGCTGAAAAATTAGATGCCTGTGAAAGTGTGCGTGATGTCAACGCGCTTTACACTACGCTTTATGGTGCAAGCGGCATAAAAGCACCAGAAGATCAAATTGCAATGTTTTCTAAACGGAAGGAAGAATTGAAATGAATGTTTGCACTTTTGTCGGTCGATTAGGCCGCGATGCCGAAACAAGAGAAACCAAAAATGGCGATAAAGTCACTGGTTTTTCTTTGGCAAGTAATGTTGGCTATGGTGAAAATAAAAGCACTGTATGGTTGGATTGTTCTATTTGGGGCAATCGTGGCGCGACATTGCAGCCAGCACTTGTTAAAGGCGCAGAAATAACAGTTTCTGGGGAATTGTCAGAACGGGAATACACAAACAAAGAAGGCGTTGTTGTTAAAACGCTATCTTTGCGCGTAAATCAAAACTCTTATCCGGTGGCAAAAGAAACTGAACAGGCACAAGCCCCAGCGCAGCCGTCAGTGTCAGCTATGGATGATGACGATATCCCGTTCTAGACGTAAAAAGATAACCTATGCACCGGCCTCAAATGCACTAGGTCGGTGCGTATGGTGCGACAAGACCCTGCGCTTTAGCGACCCAGACTGGGTTGTTGATGGCGACAAACAAATTCTGCATCTTGGATGCTTTCGGGAAAGATTGGACATAATCAATGCAAATAGAAAAGAACGTGCCAGTGCCGCCAGCCGGTCGCAGCAAGATTGAAATCATCAATGATATGGAAATCGGCGACAGCGTGCTTTGTGATACCTATGAAAAGGCAATGTCGCTGCGTGACGCGCTTAGATATCGTGGCCTAAAATATACCACCCGCAAAATGGATGACGGGTGGCGGGTTTGGCGGCTGGAATAGCCGCCTTACTTTGTTAAGCCTTTGACTTTCTCAAAGCTGCGTAAACCACCAAGGCCAAGCATTCCCATCAGCACAGTCAGCAAAGATGACATATCAAACTGCGGCAGATCGGGCAACGCAACGCCAGCATAAGCACTACCAAAGATGATAAACGGGGCAAGCACAAAATGCCAAGCAAGTGCAATGCCGCAAGTCCAGCCCACAAATGGCCGCCAACCAGCCACAAATATGCTGCGGTGCTGCGCTTCAGCCTTGTTTATCTCTAGCTGCCCCTTGGCAAGTTCTTGCGCGTGCCGGTCGGCCATTGTCGCAAGTTCGTGCGCCAGCTTATTCTTTTGATCTTTATCCTCAATAAATTTATCGAGTAAGCCCGTAACAGGCGCAATTAACGCTTCAATCATTTCTTTGCCTCGCTTCCCATCCAAACTGCAAAAGCACCAGTGGCCGCGCCAACTATCGTGCTGACAAATGCGGTTTGCTGCGTTGTGGCCGATGCGCCTAATTCCATAAACCAATCGCAGACGTTCCAAGCCATAATCGTAAAAGCCAGCATCATAAGGCGCGGAATTATTTTATATTCCAATAACGCCTTACTCATCAGCCAAAGCCCTCATCCGATCAATTAACCGACCAGCGCGGTTAGGCACTTGCCTTGCCCATTTGCTATCTGCCATCTGGGTTGCCGCCTCATCATAATCATAATTGGCTATAGCTGCACGCAGCTTTAAGAAGCGACCCAACCGGCTCCTGCCTAGGTTAAACGCCATATTGGCTAATATTAGCTGGCACTCATCCGGCAAATCATCCCAATTTTCAAACAGCGACCGGCAATCTTCGACAGTGACTACGATATCAAGCGCAAATAGCTGCCGACAGCGTTCCGGCGTGATCTGCGTGCCGACAGGTTTGCCATATTCCGCATCAGCCTCGCGGATTAAATGCCCGATGCCAACGGTGGGCAAGCCAAGGTGATCCAAATATATATCTAGCCGCACGCCCTCATCGCTGGCTATTTCTTCCCGTAATTGATCCATATTCATCGTCTCATCTCCAAAACGTAATCAACCGCTTTATCCCAGCTTTCACGTTCCGCAGCCTCAGTAAAGCGTGTCGGCGAAAGTCGCATACTGAATTGCTGAACCGCGCCAACCTCGATGAAGATGCAGCGTCTGGAATTGGGGGAAACAAGGCACAAAACATCGTAATCTTCCCTAGTTGGCAAATGCTTTGCTTTGCAGCCGTGACCCATTTGAAAGTGGTGACGCGGAGA